CGGGCTGGTCGGGAATCTTGATCATCGGCATCGGTCATTGTCCTTTCGCGTCACCATCCATAACCTTCATATCCGCGCTCGGCGGCCTGCTCGTCAAGGTCCGCCAGCGCGTCAATGCGCCTGTCCTCGGCGACCACGGCATCCTCGAGGCGCTTCTCTTCGGCCTTGTACGCGGCAGTGGTGCCGGGCTTCGGCTTTTCTTGGCGCTCGGTCGAGAGGAAGTGGTTCATCGAGTTGTACGAGTAGCGCCCAGCGTCGCAGTTATGGGAAATGACGCCATCGGCAAAGAACTCGGGCACGCCGTCAACGGTCAGGTTGAAGACCTCGGCGAGTCCGACGCGCTCGACTCCGACCACACGCACGAGAGCAAGTAGCGGGGCCGTGATACCGATTCCGATGGAACGAGGCCCCGCACTCTCCGCAGACAGCCGCGATGTTGTCGACGCCATCGGCGCGGCGCTGCGCCGCCTTGCACGCGTTGCTGCAGAACTTGGCGCCTGCGATCTTGCTGAGGAACTTGGCGCTGCATCGCTGGCAGGAAAGCTCGACGGGTTGACGGGCGAGCATGGATGCGCGGCCTTGCTGGACGTGCCAAGCAATCCCATCAGGGGAGCCGTGCCATGCGACAGCTGCGGCCTGCGCGGCCTTGATGTTTCTCCTCGAAGCCTCAGCGCGAGCAGGAGTCGACGCGTGCTCGCGGAGATGCTCGGCCCCGTCGACCATCTCAAGGTTCCCGATCGCGTTGTTGAGCGGGTTGCCATCGATGTGGTGGATGTGGAAGCCATCAGGGATGGCGCCGTGGGCCTGCATCCAGATCGCTCGGTGCAGGTGCTCGGGATAAGAGATCCCTCCTCGCTTGACCGTGCGTACGAAGTAGACCCTCGACGTCCGGTGATCGGAGTCGGGATAGCGCCTGTATCGACGGCCATTGAACGTGACAGCTTCGCTCTTTCCGTGTTTGCCCATAAGAAGACGGTATCAGACTGCGTCAGTGACGCCAAGGGCTTCCATCCGAGAGCGGTCAGCATCGGATGGTCGGGCGTCCCGATGACCGAACCGGTCTCGGTGGTGAGCCGCCACGTCTCCTTGATGCCCGACGAGAACGACGCGAGCACTGGACGCGGGCCCACTCTTGTCATCGCCATGTCGCCCACGCGAACGTCCGAGATTCGGACAGGCCCCGTCGGGGTCTCGATCATGGTCGAGCCGATGAAGCAGCAGTGGTCTCCGTGCACCACGCCGTTCACCTAGCGCGTCTTGGCGACCTCTCGCGTCTTGCCCGGCTTCGTGGGCAGGTACGCGAGGTGCTTCATTTCGAGGTGCAGCGGCGACTCCTCGCGGAGGTGGACGCGGCCACGTCGCACGTCGTCGGCAAGGAACGCTTCCAGCTCGTTCTTGCCGGCCTTGTTCGCCTCGTCGATCGGGATGTTGAGTCGGTTACGCCACACGTCGAAGCTGCTCTTCATTCCGGCTGGGTCGCCGACGAGAACCGCGATGTTGCCGATGGCATCCCATAACAGCTTGATGTACGCGCCTTGGTCGTCGATGTTAACGCGCGGGCACTTCCACGAGAACATCTCGTAGACGTCGGTGAGCTCGCTGCAGAAGGCCCACACGACGAGCGCGAACGGGTCAGGGTCGAAGCCGAAGTCAGCGCCGATCGCGAACATCCACTGGTACTCGCGCTTGCCGAACTTGGGCCGCGGCAGGTCGGCGAGCGCTGCATCGTGATCGTACCAAGGCGGGTGATGGCCGAAGCGCGGCTCGCTGCCCTTGAACGGGTTGTCTACGAGCCGCTGCGGGGCGTAGAGCAGCTTGTGCTTCGGGACGCTGTGGATTGGGTACACGTAGCGGGCGTCTTCCTTCACCCATCTGCCCAACCACTCGCGGACGAAGTCGGGCTCATCGCCATTGAGGTTCTTCTCGAGGATCTCGGCGCCGGCGGTGCGGTCCCATCGGACCTTGATCGCCTCCGCTTCGGCGTCCTCGATCGACTGGAACGGGCCGGTGCGCGCGAGCAGATTGTCTTCAACCCACCAGATCGTGCCGTCGTCGCACCGATCCTCGACGACGCGGCCGAACTTCGGGTTGTCGGTCACGTTCATGACGTGGACCTCCCAGTTCGGAAGGCGGCCCTCATCGATGTCCTTCGTGATGTCGTAGAAGCGGCCGAGGCAGTCGCGGCCAGGCGTGCCGGTGATCCAGATCTCGCCGCCGAAGTCGGACATGGCCGCGCCGATCGCCGCGTCGAGGAAGTTTTCGAGAGCTGGGAAGTCCTGGGCCTCGTCGACCCAGATCACGTGCTTCGCGACACCACGTTTCTTGCGCTGCGCCTTCTCGTGCTAGGCGCCGAACAGCTCGATCTCGGAACCGTTGCCGAACTCCAAGTAACTGTCGCCGTCGTGGACGATGATGTCGATGCCACCGAACCGAAACGCCTGCAGCGTCTTGTGGTGAATCCTCTCGGCCTTCTGGCGAAGGATGTCGATGAGCCCTGTCTTGGTGTCGTTCAACCATGCGCGGTCGCGTGCCTCGTCCATCGTCGTCGCGGCGTATGTTGCGCGGTAGCCATCGGTCTCGAGGCAGCGCGCCAGCAGCTCGCGGCAGCCGCCCGACGTGATGCCAGCTCGACGCGTCTTGCTCGTCGCACGACGGGTCGCCTTCGAGGTGAAGAACGCCCCTTGCTTCGGGTGGTACCAGCTGCGCAGGTCAGCCGCCGTGTCAGCGCGCAGCTTCAGTGCGGCGGCGTTCTCGTCACTGCCGCTGACCATCAC